TCTCTGATTAGAGAAGATGTAACTAGAGAACCGTGCATTGCACTGAAGAGACTACCACCGAACATACCTGCTACACCTGCCATATGGAATGGGTGCATCAAGATGTTGTGTTCTGCTTGGAACACGAACATAAAGTTGAACGTTCCTGAGATACCCAAAGGCATTCCGTCTGAGAAAGATCCCTGACCGAAAGGATACACTAGGAATACAGCAAATGCTGCTGATACTGGTGCAGAATATGCTACACAGATCCAAGGACGCATACCAAGTCTGTATGATAGTTCCCACTGTCTACCCATATAGGCAGAGATTCCGATAAGGAAGTGGAAAATAACTAACTGGTAAGGACCTCCATTGTACAACCATTCATCTACTGTTGCTGCTTCCCAGATAGGGTAGAAGTGTAGACCGATTGCGTTTGAACTAGGTACAACAGCACCAGAAATGATGTTGTTACCGTACATAAATGAACCTGCAACAGGTTCTCTGATTCCGTCGATATCGACTGGAGGTGCTGCAATGAATGCAACAATGAAACACGCTGCTGCTGCGAGCAAGCAAGGAATCATTAGGACACCGAACCAACCAACGTAAATTCTGTTGTTTGTTGATGTTACCCATTCGCAGAACTCTGGCCATCCCTGTAGGAGACCACCACTGCGTTGTTTTGAAAGAGTTGTCATTAGTAAGACGTTTTTAAGTAGGGCACCAAGGGTAGATGCGATACTATATTTCCAGTAATCCCTCACTACTGGATATTAGAGACGAGGTATTAGACTCCCTTTAAAGGTCTCGGTTAAAGGAGTTTTGTGTCGAAAACCGAACACGCATATATTATATATGCATTTGTTAAGTTTTGTCAACAGTAGCGTAGGACAGTCTCTGAACCGCCTATTGTTTTCTGTCTATAGGTTGCGATTCTATACATCACTTCGTGTGGTGTCATAGATTCAAAGGATTCTTTTTCGATATAACTTGTACCTGCTAACGGATTGTCCATAAACCAAGGATCAAACGGTAGCTTCTGGGGTGCTGGAATCGTCATTCGGAACGTGTGTGTCGTGTGGATAGAGTGTAACGTTCACTGTACCTTCATAAGTAGGAAGTCCTTGCTTATGATGATGCTCCAGTAGATGATCAATCTTCTTGTTCAATTCGTGTAGATGTGTATGAATCTCATCAAGAGTTTTTGAGTGAGTGTCTACTGGTGGAACGTATGCCAAAGGATCGTTTTCAAATGTTGGTGGTTCAATAGTCAAGTCAAGATTAGTAGTGTCTACTGTAAATGTCTCAGGTAGAATGCCTGGTGCAGTAGTTACTTCGGTTCCTGGAATTGGAGAAGATGATCCTCCATTAGGAACTCTTTGTCCATTAGAGTCTGTCATAGTTAGAGATGTTATTAGATTTATTTAGGAATTAGACGAGCAGGGATATCTCCATCGCCCTCATCTTCGTCATCATCCTCCCATACTTCATTCAATTCGTCTACTCTTTTATTAAGAGATTTTAAGAGGGGATCTTTCGGTTCTGGTTCTGAAAACTTTACTACCATTAGTTCTGTACCAGGTTTTACATCTGTCATCTCTGGATGAGGTGCTTTAGTTACCTGTCTTGTTTCAACTTTAGGTGCAGAGAAATCTCCAAAGGTAAAAGGGTTCTCAGTTTTACCTCCATCCCATCGACTAAGCATAATAAAATAACGCACCGTAGATGTAATCAGGTACGTAAATGCAATTAAAAATAGGAAACTAACTATCGTCATTCTTTTTTTTCTTAACTAATTTTCTGTACATCTTAGCGTACAGTACATCCTCCTTACTATATGTACCAGGATTCTTCTTTGCTATTCTAATTAAACGCTTCGCGGTGCGTCGCTGACTTTCTTCTGTCATAGATTTGATAATACCATTTTATATACAACTCCGACAGATCAGATCTGAAACATACATCATCCGTTCTAACTTCCTTAAAGGAACCTGAGTCAAATGCCCAAGAACAAAATTCATAATGTTGATTGAGCAGACTACCATTGTCATCTACCAACTGCTGTAGAAACCTACGTCTCATTTCCATTTCAGAATCATTCATTGACCATCCTCACGTTCTTATAATATGGTACATAATCTTTTCCAAAATTGCAAAGGTTGATATAGTAATTAGCTTTTAACTCAGACAAATTCATATACTTTTTCAATGTAATCCACTTGTCTGGTTCCTGTTCTATTTGAAGACTAAACGTTCTCATTGCCAGTTGTAATGATAGAAGTTACCTTTAGGATGAAACATAGGATCTTCAAAATGCTTGTGTTGAAGCATCGATTGACCCTTAAAATCTGTCCGACCGTCTAACTTATTTAGTGCAGAACATACTCCCATCTGTCCTTTAGGGGAAGCAAGTTTAGCAATGAGTCTATCATCAGGTTCAAAGTCTCCTTTGATACCTTCGTATTGATTAGGTGAATTAATAACATCTTTAATTGTATTGGGAAACTCATTCGAGTACACCCTATTCATAACAGATGCAGCAACACCAAACTCATCGTCAGTGTTTCTTGCTGCTTCAACCTGTACAACCTTTGCCATTTCCACGTAGTCTTGTGGAGGGAGGGTGCTGTACATTGCACATACCAAGGGAATCAAACCACTTTCTCCTTCTGTAAACTTTTGTTTGTCACTACAATTCTATCACCCTCGATACTGAATTGCAAATCGTCCTCCCAGTCCCAACATAGTTCTTCATAGAGAGCATTGAGGACTCTCATATCTTCGTACAGGTCATTCATTAGTATAAATGCTCCTCTTGTTCAGTAAGTATAGTCACATCACCTACAGGATAAGCAACACAAGTAAGTACGAATCCTTCTCCCATTTGTTCCTCGTCAAGGAAAGATTGATCTTCTTGATTAACCTCTCCTTCTAAAACTTTACCTGCACAAGTACTACAAGCACCTGCACGACAAGAATATGGATGATCAATACCTGCTTCTTCAGCAGCGTCAAGGATGTATGAATCAGATGGACACTCAAAGGATTCAGTTTCTCCCTCTGTGCTTTTGAAAGTAATGGTTGCCATAAATCGATTGTTAATGATCTATTTATCTTATCCTAAGCATAAAAAAATGTCCAGATTGTAATGATCTGAACATTTTTCTGTATTATATGAGTCCTAGTGAACTAAACGTAATTCCTATAGCAATAGCGAAAGCGAACTCATACAAGTCCCTGTAAGGACTTTGTAGTGGGTTAATCATCTCTCTTATGCAAATGCGAAGTGACCGACATTTGATAATGTATAGAGACAAATGATTGATGTGAAAAGTAAATGTTGCATTGTTTTAAGTTCCTTGTGGTTGTGCATAGGCAGGTATCATCATACCGCCACCTTCATCGTCATCGTCTGAATCATTATTAATAGCTCTTAGTAATAGTTCAAGTCCAACCAAGGCACCTATGGGGTAGAAACACCATAGGATTGCTTGGAATGGAGTAATACTATTAGAGTCTGCTAATAGATCCGTCATTATACGAAACCAGGAATGATCTGTCCTGTAGTTAAATAAGCACCTAGACCTGCTATGATGCCGATCATTGCTAGTCTGCCATTTAATTTTTCAGCAACTAACTTTTCTGCTTCTATTGTTTTCTTTGTTGATGGTGTCATTAGAATATACCTGGGATAATTTGTCCAGTTGTTACGTATGCTCCAACTGCTGCAACGAATCCAATCATTGCACACCAACCGTTAAACTTTTCTGCTTCTGGGGTCATTGTTTTTCTCCTTTTTAGATTAGTAGGGTTAAAAGATGTGGGTATTCCCACGGTGTAAAGACCTAAGTCATTAAAAAATACCAGGTGCGATCCAACCTGTAAAGCCGTAGTTAACTACTGCTGCAAACAAACCGATCATCGCTAGACGACCATTGATTTGCTCTGCGTTCTTCCAATAGTTCATTAGAAGATACCAGGAATGATCTGACCTGTGGTTGCATAAGCACCGAGTAGTGCTACGAAACCAATCATTGCCCAACGTCCGTTGACTTTCTCAGCATTCTGAGGATAACCTTCGTAGTTGGCATTCTCGTCAATGTAAGGACGAGTTTCGGTAGGAAACATATTCTGTCTTCCACCTGATTCTGTTGTAGTTGTCATAAACTCTTGTAAAGTTATGTAACAATACTATATAGCAAATCTAAAATTTTGTCAAGAAACTTAACGTGTTCGGTTCAAATTTGAGTATATTTACCTAAGATTCTCGTAATTGTGTCACAGTTCTGTAACAGATGGGAAATAATCTTTACTATAATATCTGCCTAGAATGTTATTGTTATAATACTTCGGAGTACCATCGTCTAATGCTTCCGTCAAGACGTTGTTGATGAACAACTGTCTGGTCTCCTCGTAGTTTGTTTTCCCTACTGTCTTATGAAGACTTAAGATTTCTCTTTTGAAACTGTGTCTACCATATTCTTTAACGTCTGATTTAAGTCTGTCAGAGCTTCCGTAATACCGCTTCCAGTCAGACTCTTTTGTAACACGTCTCTTACCTCCCTTGGGTTTACGTTTTGACCAGAAGTACTTTCTGCCGATGTAGATTCTACCAGTCTGTATATTTGTAATCCTGTAGACAAAACCGAAGAAGTCGCCAATATCGTCAGAAGTGTAAGCTGTATCTTTGTAGTACCAGGGGTTCTCGTAGTCAATCGCACAGTCCTTCTTCGTCGTTGGTGTCACGGTATGTTGTAGTAGTTTCAGTGCTACTACTTATACGATATGCATTCGGGTCAGAATACAATTCACATTCTAACTCAAAGGTTATGTCCTTGAGTTGCTTTACTAATGTTTTGAGTCTTCGTCTGTCCATAATGTAGGAGTTCCTATAGGTTGTACATCGATGCCATCTATATCTTTAACCATTTGTTTACAGATATTATTAGCGTCTGAAGCATAACGTGCTTCAACAATCATATCATATTCATTCTCGTTCCACAAGAATTTAACTTTGTATTTCATCCGTACAAATGAGCGTTGTAATGTTTCCTTGTGGGTTTATACTTGGGTTTCTTTTTCTTAACCTGTAAGTATATCTTCAATAGTTTCTCAGTAGTAATCATTCGTCATCGTATAACATTTCCTGTAGTGATGCCCAATCCTTATTGAATGCTTCAAGACCTGCTGTAGTTAGACAATGTTCAAATAGTCTGTTGAATATGTCGTACGGTAAAGTGCATACGTCAGCACCCACTCCAAAGGCATTGGGTACATCAATGGGGTTCCTAATACTTGCAGCGAGTATTTTAGTTTCAACTTCATTGCGGTCATAGATGTTTCTGATTTGTTTGATAAGATCTAATCCATCCCAATATTGATCGGCAACTCTACCCAAGAATGGTGAGATGTAACTAGCACCTGCTTTAGCAGCAAGAACTGCCTGTGCAGGAGAAAATACCAGAGTCACGTTAGTTGAAATGTCATCACCATTTAGATCACCACAGGCAATCAATCCCTCACGTGTGCAAGGTAGTTTAACTGTGATGTTAGGTGCGATTCGAACGTACTCGGATGCCATCTCTAGCATTTCTTCAGCAGTTTCTCCAACTACTTCAGCAGAGATAGATGCATCCCAAGGAAACATTTCTGCAATACGTTTGATAACTTCAACAGGATCCTGACCTGTCTTTCTCATCAAGGTAGGATTAGTTGTAATACCATCGACTAAACCAGTTTCGAATGCGTGTGCAATTAAATCTGGGTCAGAACAATCGAGAAAGATTTTCATAAAATTTCCTGAGTTGTTGTATTTAGAATAAAAAAAAGAGACCCTTTTGGGGTCTCTTCATACTAACACACTTTGTGGTTAGCTGCAAGGTGCTGCTGCACTTGTGACTTTAATGCCACGATACATTAGATCGTGACGCTGACGCTTGGCTGCTTCTGCAAGCACCTTTGCGTTGTATTCCTCGGCATCGTATACGACACCACGATAAGTGACTTTAGTCATTGGTTTACTCCTGAAGTAGTTGGATTTTTAGCCCCGTTCCTTCAGTCGTTTGCGTCCCAACTACATTCTAGTCCTAGTGTTTCGACCAAATGAACCTTGTAGATTTCAATGATCTCTGCACGTTCAGTCTCTGTCAACTGCTTATGATTCCTTGCTCGTTGTATCTTTTCAGATATGTCCTCGCAGGTA